ACCTTCTGCCATTCCACCTTTTCGAGCACACCCTCGTATTGGTTCTTGTATGCACTTTCGGCCACCTTCCACGTCGAATACTTCTTCTTGTCGGCAACCCATTTCGCTTCAAACTTCAACACGTCGGCCTGCTCCTCCAGCGACAAGCCCTCAAAGGTAGCGAGTTTCTTTTGCACCGCCGCGTGGGTGCTTTTCAGTTCCTCGAGAGTGAACTCCTTGTGCCACTTATGCGCATCGGGAATTAGGTCGGAGAGTTCGTCTTCGGCCTTCTTCATTTCCTCTATCGCGCTTTGCAACTTCGTCGTCTCCGCTTTGATCTTCGCGATTTGTCCCGATTCGACGGCCTGCGCCAAGCCCGCCGCGTCGATTTCCCCGAAGTCGGCCGCCGTTTTGATCGTTTCGGCCGCCGCGCTCTTCACCTCCGCGTGTTCCTTCGCACGAGCCGCCCAGCGTTGGCGGATCGCGTCCTCCTCTTCTTTCGTACGCTTCGCATGGCGCTCCTCGGCAATTTCGAGGGGCGTCTTTTTCTTCGGCGCAAACGCACCGCCGATGAGCGCATCGTTGTCGCGAACGAAATGCGGGAGCGTGCCGCGAGCTTTCGCCGCTTCGAGCCGCGGTTCGTTCTCCTTCGCCCACGCTTTGAACTCGTCGGGCAACTCGTCCACCGCATTCTCGCTCCCCTCCGTAGGCTCTTCGCCTTGAAGAATGCGCTGCGTGTCCGCGTCGAACTCCTCCTCCGTCTTCAATATCGGCGTGGCGTAACAACGGCAATGCGGATGCCAGCCCGTGAACTTAAACGTCTTCGGATATTTCCCCTTCAGATCGTCGCAAATGTCGTGAAAGCGATGCGGCTTGCCGTCCGCCCCGAGGCATGTGTGGTTCTCCGAAAGTTGGATCTCCACCCCCACGACGAAATCAAGATCTTGCATGCGCAGATGGTCGGCCGTTCGATAGGCGATGTTTACCTCCGTCGCCGTCAAACGCCGCGCGTTCTTGTAGGCCGAACGATAGACACCGCGCCCGGGGTGATAGGCCGCCGCGCGTTGCGAAAGGTGCAGGATGCCGTGCTCATCGCGTACACGACGAAACAACGCCGTCGGGTTCTGAAGATAGCGGCGGAGCGTGCGGCTCATCTCAACGGCCGAAACGCCGTCGCGCAAACCGAGATCCAGCCCCATTTCCATTTCCTCCTTAAACTGTTTCGACAAGTTCCACACACGCTCCGAAAGATTGAGCCCACGTTCGCGGCGCGCGAGAAAGGCTTCACACGCACCGGCATTCGTGGCGAAGTATCGGCGGCGCGTCGTGCCGTCGAGATGCTCCACCGCCGAGCCGAGAACAGAACGTGCGAGTGCATCGTTTTTCTCATTCGCCAAATCCCACTCCAAGCGCACGCCGTCGAAGATCGTAGTCTCCACGGCGTTGTTGAGTTCCGCCACCAGTTTGTTGGCGCGGTTGCGGAGATAAGGGTATTTGTCGAAAGTGAAAACGTCGTCGGCCGAAAAGCCCTCGACGCTCTCCGACAAGTGCGCCACACGCGCGGCGGCTTCTTGAAAGAGTTTGTCGATGCGCTTTTCCAACCGCAGGAGATTGCGGAGGTGCTTTTGCTCGTACGTTAGTTTCTTCGGCATGGTTTCTCGTTGTTAGAATCCCGATTCGGGGTGGAACACGTCGACGGCATTCTCGTCGGCAATTTCCTTCATCGTCTGGTCTACGTCCTTGCTGTGTCCGTAGAGTTCCACGCTCTCGCGCTGTGAGATGATCGCCTTGCCCCCATTGGCGGCCACGAGGTTCTTTATCGTGTCGGCTTCGTCCGTGATGGCAAAGGGCGTGATGAGATGTTCGACGGCCAAAGCATCGACGGCCTCCGCATAGCCCGAACCGAGGATCACACGGGCAAAGGCCTTAATCACGTTCATTTCGCGGTCGAAGAACTCTTGCAAACGGCCGCTCTCGTCTTTCACCTTCAAATGTGCGTCGATGAACATTTGCTTGCGGCTCTCGCCCGAGATGGCCTGTTGACTGATCTTCTCGTAGCTCCAATCGGGAAGTTGCAACTGGGTGAAGAAGAGCGAGCGGAGTTGCTCGATGTAGAACTTGAGATTTTCGACCGGCTGCGTCCAGGTGATGTATTGCGCCGTGCTGTCCTTCGGGAATTGCAGCACACCGAGCGCGTCACTGCTTGCCCCCCGACGGCCGTCCGCGTCTTTCCCATAGTCGATCATCTCGTCGGAGAACACCCCGAAGAGCGGTTTTGAGTTCTTGCGCAGATAGTTGCCGTTGCGCGACAGCGCCCACTCGATTTCGTAGATCGTGTTTGACGTGTCCTCCCATATCGGCGAGGGGCGGTGCATATAGATGGCCGGTATCTTGCCGAGGGTGATGCGCTCGTCGCTCTCCACCGCCCATTCACCCGACGCGTTGCTCCAGCGAATGTGTCGGTCGGCCGTGAACGTCTCGAAATACTGCACATTCTCGCGCCCCTTCCTTCGGGTGAAAGCCACGCTCATTGCCGCCATGTCGCCGTATTCGTCAAAGTAAGGGAAGAGCCGATCGCCCAGCGAGGGGGCGAAATTCTTTGCCCGCAGTTTGATCGGGCTTTTCACCCCATAGGCCGTGTTGGGGTCTTCGATGGCATACCAAAGTGTGAGCACCTCGCAGCAGGAGAAGAGGAGATTGCAGCGTTCGATGTTCAAAGAGTCGATGCGGTTGCGCTCATACACCGATTCGATGAACGTCGCCACCTCCTTCTCCTTGTCGTTCGTCGGCTTGTACACACGTTTCACGGGAATGCCGCACACCAATTCGGCCATGCGGCGAACGGCGAGCCGTTGGAAGTCGAGAGTGATGCGCGTAACGGGTTGCACGCCGTGTTCCGTCACGATGTCGGGATAAAGCCTTTTGTCGGCCACGGGATGAAGGTTCGGGTCGTAGGCGCTGACCAGCCCGAGAGGGCCGCTCCATGGCGGAATGTTGAGCAGCTTTTCACTCAGAGCGGCGATTTTTTCGTCTTCTGTCATCGACGATTCGAGGATTTCGCGAATATCCATAGTTTCTGTGTTTGAAATCTTGGGGACTTTCGGACGAAACGCCCCAACTTTTGAGCGAAACGTCCCTTGTTTTTGATCAAAATGCGCGGCCGCGAGCGGAATCGAACCGCTTCGGGATGCGTCGCCCCTTCCGAGCGAATGCCGGTGCACGGCTTTCCGCGGCCTTTTGCCCACTCGCGTCTCCCGACGAAAGAGGGCTTCACAATATAAAACTATGCTGTTTTTAGTATACCATGCGTGCAATGCTCTCGCAGTCCATTGCGCGGCTTGAGTGGCCGAGGTGATGCCCGATGGCATAGCACAACACGTCTACATATTCGTCGTGCGGCTTCGAAGGGAAACCGCAAACCTCCTCGATGAAACCCTCCGTCCACACGCCGTCGACGAGAATAACGCGGCCGCACTCCACAATCGGCGAGACGGCGTTTAAGCGCGTTTCCTTGCTCTCCTTCGGGGTCGGGGTTTTCGTCACGTTCAAACCCGTAGACTCGCGCAACTGATCGATCACCGAAAGGCCGTTTGCCTTCGGCTCGATGCGAATCGAACTGCGCGACGTGTAGCCGTGCGTCTCCACATAGGAGGGGATAAAGCGCAGGAGGTCGGGAAACTTCATGTGCACCTTTTGGCCGTGGGTGATGTAGAGGTCGTTGCCCACTTTGCAGGTGGCGATAATGCCCGTCGGGTCGTTCGTCGTCTTGTCCGTGTAGGCCGTGTCGATGAAGAACACCGGGGCGGCTTTCTTCGCGATGCGCGCAAAATCGGCTTGCGAGATCGTGCCGAACCATTCGCGTTTGATGATGTTGCCGCCTTCGACCGAGGGGCGCTGCTGATAAAGCGCGGCAAATGGGCGAGGGGCGCGCTTCTCGGCTTCGCGCAGACGCTCGACGCTGTGCTTCTCCTCCCACAAGGCCTCGCCGATTTCTCGCGGGTCATCGGCGAAGTCCATATCTTCGCGAATGGCGGGAATGCGGATCACCGTCCACTTCTCGGGCTCGGTGCGCAGCAAACGCCCCGCGAGGTCGTCTTCGTGCCAGCGCGTCATAATCAGACACTGCTTCGAGTTGTTGTGCAGACGGGTGAGAAAAACGTCGGTGTACCACTCCCACACGCGGTCGCGATACGTCTGCGACGCGGCTTCGAGTGCGTCTTTCACGGGGTCGTCGATGATGCCGAGATCGACGGGCGTACCCGTCAAACCACCGCCCACACCGACGGCGCGATAAAAGCCCCCATGACCGACGGTCTCGAAGATGTCGATGTTGCGCAGGTAGCCGCGCCTTGCGTCGGTCGACACGTTTTGCGAGTTGAGGAACGTGCAGGGGAACACCTCCTTGTATTCGGGGCTGTCGATCGTGCGCTGTATCGAACGCGAAAAGCCTTGTGCGAGATTTGCCGCGTAGGACGTGCCCACGATTTTCAGCTTCGGATTGTAGCCCAAAGCCCACGCGGGGAATTTGCGCGATACGATCTCCGACTTTCCGTGCTGCGGTGGGACGAAGACCATAAGGCGGTCGGTCGGGAGTCTTCCGAGCAGGAGATCTTGACATTTCTCGGCAATGAGCGTATGAAACCATTGTCGCGAGTAATTCGGGTCGGTGTAGTCGAGGAAATGGGGGAAAGACACCACAGCCTTTCGCCGATCAAGTTCCCGTGCGACGCAAAAGGCTCTTTTCGCATGTTCGGCTTTATCGACCTCGTAGGTTCTATCGACTTTGTAGGATCTATCGACTTTGTAGGTTCTCTCTGCTTTGTAGGATCTTTCGTATCCCATTCATCACATTAGTCTTAAGGCCTTGAGTTCGGCTTCGAGTTCCTCGGTGGTCATTTCGCACGGCGGGCGATGCACCGTAACTTCGCCTTTGACTTGTCGCGCTTCGGGGGCGTACAAGCCGAGGAGTTTTCGTCGTTCGATGAGTTGCTGTCGAATTTCGGCGATGTAGGCAGGATTTCCGAGTCCTCCGACGTTGGTTCGGCTTTCTGAAACGGCGTCGGTTTCGATGCCTGCGTTCCCTTTCCCTTTAATTCGTCCGCTTCGTGTGGTGGTGGTCTTTTGTGCTTCTTCTTTCGACTTGTCCCACTGTTCCCAGAGTTCGGCCGTGGTGTCGTCGATGCGTTCGAGTTCGAGTTGCAGTGCTTGGTCGATGTTTTCGATACGGCTTTCTCTCCACTCTTTGAGCAGCGTCTGCACGTCGTTGTATGTAGTCGATACGGCGAGCTTCGGAATGTTGAGCCGTCGTTTCACTTCTTCTGTTATTTTTCGCAGGCTGTATCCTCGTTTGTATAGTTCTGCAATGATGTCGAGCCGTGCGGTTTTAAGTTGCCGTCTTCGGCGGTCTTGGGGTAAGCTCATAGTCGTGATTTATAGTTTTGTGTGATTTAGGTATGTGTGTTAGTCGTCTTCTTCGACGGCTGTTGTTTGTGCAATAAGGTCGTCTAATACTTCCTCCTCCTCTTTACTCAATTCGATGGGAGGGAAATGCTTTGTGATCTCGCGAGGATTTCCCTTGTAGAAGACGAGGACATTTTGGTGGCATTTAACCGTCTTCCTCGAGGCCATGTGACCACGAGCACGAATGGCTGCGGATGCCAATGACTCAACAAGGATCATTTCATTATAGAACGTCATTCCTCCTTGGCGGAATATATGCTTTATGTCTC